TTTATTTACAATTTGTGTTTATATTGGTAGTGTTTACTTTACTATGTTTATGTTCAATCAATCACTTACACTTGTAGATATAAGCTGGTTTATAATTACATTTACTATTGTTGCAATGCATTCTATATTCAATAGGTTTATATTAGAGTTTAATCTAAAACAACAGATAAGAAAACAATTTGAAAAGTATTTAGACCCAAGACAAGTAGCAATATTGCAAAAGAATCCAGATAAAATTAAACTAGGTGGTGATAGAAAAGATATGAGTTTCTTGTTTATGGATATTGTAGGATTTACACCAATATCTGAACACTATAAAAATAACAATGACCCTGAAGGATTAGTGAAAGTAATAAACGATTACTTAGATAGAATGACTAAAATTGTTTTAAAGAATGGTGGCACAATAGACAAATATATGGGAGATTGCATCATGGCTTTTTGGAATGCACCACTTGATTGTGACAATCATGCTGAAATGGCAGTAAAAACTGCTATTGAATGCGCAAAAGAGACTGAAGAGATTAAAAAAGAATTCAAATCAAAAGGTTTACCAGAGATTAATATTGGTAGTGGAGTAAATACAGGTACATGTATTGTAGGTAATATGGGTAGTGAAATGAGATTAGACTACTCAGTTATTGGTGATGCTGTTAACTTGGCTGCTAGACTAGAAGCACAGACTAGAAACTATAAAGATGAGAATGGTAATGTTGTACCATTACTCTATTCACAATACACTAAAAGTCTATTAAGTAATATTGACTCTATCGAAGTGGATAAAATAAAAGTGAAAGGTAAAGAAGAGCTTATAACAATTTATAAGCCCTCCCTTACAATTTAGTCCTGAGCTAAAGATTTAAAGTAATCTTCTAAATCTTCATCATCATCTTTTTTGACTTCCTCAGTCTTTGATTCAAAGACCTCTTGAAAATCGTTAGACTCAGTTGAAGATGTCTCAGCTGTAGGTACCTCTTTAGTAGATGTACTAACTGCAGCAGAAACTTCAGTATCACCAAGCACTTCATTTAGTTTTGTTTTAAGTTCATCATATGATTTGAACTTGTCTTCAGCAACTAAATCATGAATATCATGTTGTGCTTCAAAGATAGCTTTCATCTTGTCTTCAGACTCACTAATGGCACCAGGCTTTTCAAAAGATGAAGAGTCATAGTTCCAATATCCACCAACCATTTTGATTTTGATTCTAAAGTTTGCACCTTCAAGCAAATCAAATGGGTTTACAGGAGTTTCATCTTCAAACTCAGGCTGCATAGACGCCATAATCTTTTCAAAGATTTTTTGTCCAAACTTAAAGATTTTAACTTTCCCTTCGTTAGAAGTATCTTGTGGGTCATTAAGAACAAGAACGTTTGCATAATAAGATGTACGTCTTTTCTGCTTACGAGCTATTTCTTTATTTTCCTCAATACCAGAATTCCATAACTTAGAGTTATATTCTGACACTGGGTCATTTTGGTTAATGGTAGTCAAAGAGTTTTCAATGTACCATTTACCAGTAGGTCCTTGGAAACCATGGTCGTAGATAGTCACCCAAGGTGTTTTAGAAGAATCCTTACCAGGTAAGAATCTGACAACTGCATAACCAGTGCCATCTTTACCCATACGAGCTTTCCAGATACGGTCATCATCGTAACTTTTCTTCTCAGTATTTTTTTGTAGGGATGTTTTAAGTTGCTCAAATTGGCTTGAGCGATTTTTTAGATAATCATCAAATGACATAATTTTCCTCCGTTTCGTCGTTTCGATTTATCGTTACAGATAAGTTTAACAAGATTCTAGCTTGATATAAGAACATCTCTTGCGATGTCCTCATAATATTTATACTCCAATTTAGATAAAACAAACGGTCGGTACTTCTTAACTTTTTTAATATGTTCAGGCCATACAAAAGGTAATTGAATTGCTTGTTCATGTTTCTCAATAAAAGGATAAATTTTATCTAATAGGATTATACTCTCTATATTAATATCTTTTTTAATAACTGCATTATGTATTTCAGGTATTTTGTCAAGATAGATAGCCATCATTTTTTTAGGTCCTTGTTCTTTTATATACATCAAATCTTCTTTAAACAATGATGGCATTCTTCTGAGTTTTGATTTGAAAGTTTCCATTGTAGGCTTACTCATATTTTTAATCCATTCTTTTGGATTTTCTAAGAAATGCGAAACAAAGAAATCTTCTAGGTCATCATTAGATATAATCTTAGATAGCTTTTCAAAAGCAAACATATCATTCCTCTTTTGATATGCATCAACACTAGCTTTTACCCTACCATTAAACTTAAAGTAGTCATAGTCAGTACTGAAATGCTTTTGAAGAGCAAGATATTTTATGTATATTTCGTATCCGGTTCTAGTCAAGACTGTACCTATAATTTACTTGTGCATGTTTCTCTTCATCAGCTCTTATCTTTATGATAATATCTCTGAGTGTAGCATCATCTTTTAAATTATAGTACTGTTTGGCAAGTTTAGTTGCTGGAATGTTTTCAATTTCTCCATCATCAACTAATTTTAGATAGTGAGTGTATGATATCACTGCTTCTCTTTCAAAGTAATGTATCATGCGGTGTGCTGTTTTTGGAAAGAATACAAATAAAATAAAGTAAAAGATAATAAAGATGAATTGTGCAAATAGTACTAACCATCTTTCAAATGCATTTGGTTTTGCAATATCAATAAAAATCATGAGATGCATTCTTTCATTTTCTGCTTCTTCTAACATCTCTCTAATTTTAGGACCCATGCCAGGTTGCATCTTTCTCAGCGATTTCATATGTAGCCATACACCTGCTACAATACCAGGTACACCAGCAATAGTTTCTAATACCACTGCTCTATGACCATATCTTTTTGCAAAGAATGTATCGGCAATAAACCGAAAAAAAGCAGTCATGGCTTTTGCAAATTTATCAGACAAGACTATTAACCTTATATTTTAGCATGTTTAAATCAGAAGCATCCTTCTCGATTTTCTCTTTTATATTACTAGGTAGCATTGCTTTCATACCTTCAATTTCAAGACCATACTTTTCGCATACAAAAATAACGGCATCGATGTAATTTACACCTTTACCTTTAGCTACAATTTCTTCGATTTCTTTTGGTAATTGTTTTATCTTATTTTGAAAATCACTATCAGATAAAGAATTCTTTTTTACAGTTTGTGAAGGCAATGTTTGTTTATCCTCTATACCTATCATATAATCTCTGGGTTATCCATTACGCCTTTACTTTGCAAGACACTTTTACATAAGTTTGATATTACAATATCCATATCATTTAGATTTCTGGTCCTGTAATAATCTTCTACTAATTGTAATATTCTAATTTTTTCTTTTTCAGGTGCTTTGCTAGTGTCCCAAAAAGTTGTAATGTCTCTCATTACTTTTTCTACTTCTGTTGGACCTATAAAACTATCCATGTTGACTCTCCTCTCTTTTTGAGTTATATAAATTGATTCTTGTCTTAAGTCGTTCAACCCAATACTTATTGTTCCTGGCTGATTGAGTGAACTCTTGGACTTTACCGTCATTAGTTGTGACAATGATTTTTGTATTTGACGGAAGTATTTTTGTACGCTCATAAAATGCATAGAAATAGAAAGCTGCTTGTATAAAGTAGTCGTCTATCCACTCCTCCTTTTTAGTTGTTCTACTAGTTTTAAAATCAATAACACTTAATTCACCATCCATTTCAGCAATACAATCAACAGTACCTGCTACTCCTAGGTATTCACTATATAGTACAGTTTCTAAACACTTAACACTAATAATCCTATCAAGAGTAGGACGTACTGCTCTAAATAATAAGCTGTGTTCAAAGTCTTCATTAAGTAAATATCTTTCACATTCCTTATGAAACTTAGTACCGTGAGTAGTTGCTTTTCTACTGATTCTATTTGCTTCTTCTTCACCAACTCTTTTTTTCCACTCCATTAACTTGGTCATGTCTTTTGTTTGACCAAGCACTGTAGTTATTGATGGAAATCTACTACCATTAGAATTTTCATAGTATCTTTCATTTGGGTTCGTAACTTGTTTAAGTTTTGGAACCTCGATAAAATCATGCTCAAACATCTTGTAATAGTTTTTCCACGTCTTTTTCGTCTAAGATAGCTGATTCTAAATTAAACATATACTCTAATAATACTGTCTCAACCAATGATTTTAGACCTCTAGCACCAACACCTCTATCCAGTGCCTTCTTTGCAATATACCTAAGACCTTTGTTTGATATTTTCAATTCAATCTTAGAGTGTTCAAATAATCTTTTGTATTGGTGGATAACATTATTTTTTACCTTTGAAAGAATATCAACTAAATTATCTTCAGTTAATTCTTGTAATGGTGCAATTGTAGGTATACGTCCTAGAATCTCTGGTATGAATCCATACTTTTCTAAATCTTCTGGCTGTACAAGATTAAAGATATTCTTTTGTTCTTCTACATCACCTTTAAATTCAGCACCAAAGCCTATACTTCTTTTACCAAGGTTAAGTCTTTCACCAATGATTTCTTCTAATCCAGTAAAAGCACCTCCTACAATAAACAATATGTTAGATGTATCAACAACAAATCTTACTTTAGATAATCCTTGTTGCCTTTCCATTTCAATCTCAGTTCCTTCAATTAGTTTTAAGAGTGCTTGCTGTACTGCTTCTCCACCCACATCTTTTCTACCTTTGACTCCATCAGTCTTACTACATAACTTATCAAACTCATCTATGAATACGATACCAGTAGCAGCTGCATCAAAATTACCTCTAGCATTTTGGAACAATCCATCAATTACTGTTTCTACATCCTTACCCACATAACCAGATGCTGTCATATTATTAGCATCAGCTATGTAATAAGGTACCTTCATCATTTCAGCTAGTTTCTTTACAAGGTAAGTTTTACCAGAACCAGTAGGACCCAAAAGCATTACATTAGTCTTGTCAATTTTCTTTGTCTCATCAAAATCATCTTCTTTATATATGATTAGTCTTTTGTAATGATTGTGTGCACCAACAGCTAAAACTTTTTTAGCTCTTTCTTGACTTATAACATATTCATCTAAATAGTCATAGATTTCTTTTGGAGTGGGTAATTCGAACTTGAGTTCTGTCTTGACTGTATAAAGTCCTAGTTTTTCTCTTACTTTATGTATATTGTCAAGTAGGAATTCTCTATCTTCACGTACTAGTGTCATTGATTATGCTTTCTATGCGATTCTTTCTCTTCCCAGTTCTCAATTGCCTTTTTTATACCTTCTTCAGCAAGTACTGAACAATGCAATTTAATTTTTGGTAAGTCAAGAGCATCTGCAATTTCTTTGTCCTTTATTTGTTTTGCTTCTTCTATGGTTTTACCTTTTAACATCTCTACAAACATAGTTGATGATGCTATGGCACTACCACAGCCGTAAGTTTTAAACTTTACATCTTCTATTATACTATCTTCGTTGAGTTTTAATTGGAGCTTCATAACATCACCACAAGCGGGTGCGCCTACGAGTCCAGTAGCTACATTCGGGTCATTAGGATTAAATCTTCCGACTGCATGACTTTGTGGATTTTTAAGGACGGATTCAAACCGTTCCACTACCTTATCTGAATATGCCATTTATATGATGTGGTCTAGTCCCTTTGAAAGAGGGTGTAGTTTTTTAGCTTCTCTCATCTTGTCTTTAAATCCTTCTGGTAATTTACCTCCGGAGACAGATGTCCCTGATATAATTTGTGGCGTGGATAAAATAAACTCCCAACCTGGATTATCTTTTAGCCATTTTTTTCTGTCATCATAAGAACACATTACATCTTTTGTTTCTTCTGTCTTCTTATTTTTAACTGTATAGATTGGCATCAATTTTTCCTTTTTTCTTTTTCATTTAGTCTATCCTGGAGTTCATTATAGAACACAGCAAACTCTTTATCATTAGCAAAGATTGTAGGTGAATCTTCAGTGACAATGTTGATTTTTTCCCACGCTTTCCTTGCAGATTTTAGTATTTGTTTTGAATATTCCATTTGATTTCCTCTTAACTATTATACTGATTATGGTATAAATATACTATGCCACAGTCTATTTATCAAAGATATGCAGAAGCTGCCAGAAAAGCAGGGGTTAGTAGGAATACTAAAACGTCTGTCGATTGGTTTCGAAAGCGTATTAGGAAAGATAGAGCCAGTTTTGGTAGGGCATATGAACCATTAAAAGGTGACGGTGTTGCACCAGGTAAACTCATGATATATGAGTATGACCCAAAGTACAAAGATACTTTACAATATTATGATAGGTTTCCTTGTACTATGATTATTGAGATGACTGAAAACGGTTGGTATGGTTTAAATTTACATTATCTGCCTCCTGCTGTAAGAGCAAGATTATTAGCAGATACAAATGTAAAGACAAATGCAGGATTGAAAATAGCGAAAGCAATTGGCAATTCACGTTTTGGTAAACCAGCTTTACATAGATATATTGGTACACAATGTGTATCAAAACCAAAAAGTGTACCTCAGAAAGATTGGGAAATAGCAATACAATTACCATTTGAAGGTTTTGTAAAAGTAAATCAATCTACAGTATGGAGAAAAGCGAATGGCTAGAATGGTCAAAAATTATGTGGCGCATGAGCCCACAAAAAAATCTACGTCCCAAGGTAGAGGTGGACGTGGTAGAAGCACTAAATTAGGACTGTCTACTATGAATAAACATAAGAGACGTTCTTACAAAAAATATAGAGGTCAAGGTAAAAGGTGATACAAGATTTTAAAGCAAGAGTCGCAGCTGACGGTTTAGCTAGAAGTAGTAAATGGATTGTACAAGTACATCCTCCAAGAGGTCTTACTGCTTCAGGTAAAGCATTGGGTGGTTTATTAGGAGGTACATTTGATATTAACCTTCCTATATTTGATGCAATAGATGATGCTGTGGGTGCTTTAAATGATATTGATATTAACCTTGGTGGAGTGAATGTTAACTTTAATCCTAATATACCTACATTAGGTTTTTCACTATCAGGAGAAAATGAAGCATTAAGAAGAATTAATATGTTTACCTCTGATGTCACCTTGCCAGCAAGAGATGTTGCTGAAGTAGTAAGAAAAACTGAAGGTGAACAAAGAGCTGTTGGATTTAAACACATTCAAAATAATTTAGAGGTTCAATACTATTGTAATGAATCTTTGAGAGAAAAAAAATTCTTTGAAGACTGGCAAGATATTGTATACAGCAGAGATGGTGTATCAACTGGTTATTATGATGACTATATTAGTCGTATTGAAGTAATCAAGTTAAATGCTAGTATGACAGAGAAAACAGCACATTATCAATTCAATGAGGCTTACTGTACAAACGTTGCTGAAATTGGATTAAATAATGAATCAGATATACTTAAGTTAGGTATATCATTTAAATTTAGAAATTATGAGAGGATAGATTAATTATGGGCGAACTGAGTAATATTAAATTTACTACTCCAGAATATGATGAGATAATCCCTTCAACTGGCGAAACAGTCAAAGTAAAACCTTTTAAAGTAGGAGATGAAAAGACTTTGATGATTGCTGCTGAGAGTAAAGACCAAAAGCAAATCGTCAACGCATTGAAGAGTGTTGTCAATAAATGTATAGTGGAAGATGTGAATCTAGCTTACTTTGACTATGAGTATCTGTTTCTAAAATTAAGAGCAAAATCAGTCGGTGAAATATCAACAATCTTAGCGACTTGTGATAACACTGAGTGTGGTCATAAAAACAAAGTTGAGGTAGACTTAGAGTCTGTTAAAATTAGTGAAGTTAAAAAAATTGACCCAATTATAAAACTAACTGATGATGTTGCTATTAAAATGAAACATATGCCTATTGATGAAGCTGGCAGAATCGATGTAAAAGATACTGTTGAGGCTTTGTCAAAATCCATAGAGCAAGTAATCAATGGTGATGAAGTTGTCAATATTGATAAGTCTAATGAAGCAGAGCTGAGGAAGACTATTGCTGATTGGCCAACTACAATTACTACTAAGATTAGACCTTGGTTTGAGAATATACCAAGAGCTTACTGTCATGTAGATTTTACTTGCAGTAAATGTGGAACTGTAAATAGTCGTAAGCTTGAAGGTCTTGAAAATTTTTTTTAATAGCCCTTTCACACATCGATTTAGCTAGCTATTATAGACTAATATTTGGTCTCAAGCAGCACCACCACTGGGGTGTAGAAGAAATTGAAGGAATGATACCGTGGGAAAGGGATATATACACAGGACTATTAAAGCAATTCTTGGACGAAGAGAAGCAGAGAATGCAACAACAGAAAGCAAGACGATGAAGCACTCTTTTGTAAGAAATAGATTAAAGACTATGGGCTTAATACAAATGGCCCTGCCTATCTTTCTTGTGTCTTATTTTATAGTATTTCCTATCAATTGGTTATTAGTCATTGCTGGTCTACTTACAGGCTTTTTGTTTTGGACTATCACTATGGCTGGTTTTCACAGAGTGTTATCACATAATATTGTAAAGACTAATAATTATGTAAAAGCATTCTATTGTTTTATTGGGTCTATGGCAGCAGCTTCTCCACCGATAGCTTGGGTAGCAACTCATATCATGCATCACCAGCATTTTAATACTGATAAAGACCCGCAAAATCCAAATGTATATGGTTGGAAAACTGTGTTCTTTTATTTTGCACCATCATTTGCTGAAGTGATGGATAAATTAACTATCACTGAAAAGAAAAAATTTCTATTAAAAATTAAACATCTTATACGCGACCCGATACTATTATTCTTTGAAAAGAACTATTTAGTTACTACTCTGATGTACATTATATTATTAAGCATCATACATCCATCAATGGTAATCTACTTTTATGTAATACCAGTAATTTACACGTTGCTAGGTCATTCATTATTAGTAGCACAGCACTTTAAAAAGTTTGATGGCAAAGTAAATCTATTGTACCCGTTCTACTATGGAGAACATAATCATGGTAATCATCATGAGGCACCGGGTGGCTCTGACGGATTAAATACTCTGTTAAGGAGAGCATTTAAGTAATGGCAGACGATAGAGAAATAGAAGGATTAACAAACACCATAGAAAAGCTAGTCAAAGCTGAAGGTGAACGTGTGAAAACTTTTAAAGAAGAAGCTAAACTTATGAAAGATGCGAGAAGAGCGTCCGCTGCAAACCTCAAAGGCATAAGAGAAATGATGGATGACGCTTCTGATGATAACAAAGCTATATTAGAAGAGTTTTTCAAAAAATCTGAAATTCAATTTACTCAAGTACGAAACGAAAAGGGTCAGTTTACTGGAGAAACAGACTTTGCAGGCAAATACGCAGAAGGTATAGGATTTACTGGAACAGGTGGATTAGAAAAAGTAATGTCTAATGCTATTGCTGAAGCTCAAGAGATTATAGGAAGACAAGAAGAAGGTGTTGAAATGTCTGATGCTGATAAACAGCAGCTAGAAAAATTAAGTCTTTTAGAACAAGCAGCAAATGCACAACTTGTTCTTCAAAAAGAAGCTGCTGAGGAAACAACTCTTGATGCATTTAAAAAATACTTTGGCTCAATGGGAGACTTCAAACAGTTTCTTGGCAATTTGAAAGATTCAGCTACTGAAGGTTTCAACAAACGGAGAGAAAAAATTACTGACAAAGTAAAAGATGGCTTTGATTTCATCTTTGATATTATCAAACTTGGTCTAGCTCTATTTGGTGGACTTACAGCACTTTCTGGTTTTATGAATGGATGGAATAAAGTAAATGCTTGGTTTAGTGAAAAAGAGAATACAACCATAGGTGATAGAATCGCTGCTGGATTAGCTGGTATTGTACAAGCATTTACAGGCATAAGTGATGAAGAAGCAGCTGAAAAGGCAAACCAAGCTGCATTTTATATAAATGCTGTTATTGATTTCTTAAGCAGCATTGTAGCGGCATTTGGTAATATTACAGGTCTGAGAGATAGACAAGAAGGTGAGAGTTTTATTGGTGATTCAGCTAAAATTCTTGGTACTTTGCTCTTCATATTTGGTCCTAAAGGTATGATTAGAAGTATGCTGGGTTATTTAGTAACTGGATTTATGGCGATTGCCGGTGGTATTGCTGCATTTTTTGGTGTACCAATTGGATTAGTAATAGGTGCTATCGTAGTGGTTGGAGCAATAATTGCTGGTATCATATACTATTGGGATGAGATTATACAAGGTTTGAAAGATTTTGGTGGTTGGGTTCAAGGTCTTTATGAAGAGTACATTGCACCAATATTTCAGATGTTTAAAGACATATTCAATAATATGAAGGAAACAGTAAGAAAGGCTTTTGGTGGTGATTCAAAAGAGTTTGACCAATTAGCAGAACTAGGTTTTGTAAATGATGGATATTTTAGTGATAGTATTAACAGAGATGCAGTAAGAAATCTGGGTGTTGGTGACTTGAATACAATACTAGATGAAGCTACTCAACTTAGTGATGAAGACCAACAGTATCTCAGAGACCTTATTGCTGCAAAAAATGACAATCAACCAGCTGGACAAGAAGGAAACCAAACCACAGCTAATGCAATGGATGAAAATGCTGCTGAAAAATCTGAAAATGAAAAAGCTGGTGGTACAACAAACAACAACGCTCAAT